AATATTATATGGATGGCCGAAATTGCCCCTTGGTGTCCCCAAGAGGCTTTATGTGTCTTATACTATATATAGGACACCAGGACACCAAATTATAGGAGAGAAGTTGAGAGCTCCTCCCGGTGTCCCCTACCATATTTACAAATATGCCACGGAAACCCAGTTCATTTAGACTTTCTGCAAAAAATATATTTCTCACATATCCTCAGTGCGATTTATCAAAGGATGAAGCTCTTCAGATGCTTCATGCCCTCAAATGGTCAGTCGTCAAACCAACATACATCAGAGTCGCAAGAGAGGAACATTCAGACGGTCTCCCACACCTTCACTGTCTCATCCAGCTCTCCGGAAAGTCAAATATCAAGGATGTTAGATTTTTCGACCTCACTCACCCAAGAAGGTCTGCCAGTTTTCACCCAAATGTACAAGCAGCCAAAGACACCAACGCCGTCAAGAATTACATCACCAAAGAGGGTGATTATTGTGAATCCGGACAATACACAGTGTCTGGGGGAACAAGATCAAATAAAGACGACGTCTTTCACAACGCCGTCAATGCACCAAGTGTGGGCGAAGCTCTTGAAATTATCAAAGCAGGAGATCCAAAGACGTTCTTGGTGAATTATCACAATTTAAAAGGGAACTTAGAGCGCCTTTTTGCAAAGGCTCCAGAACCATGGGTTCCTCCGTTTCAACTATCATCTTTCACTAACGTTCCAGACGAGATGCAAGAGTGGGCGGATGAATATTTTGGAAGGGGTTCCGCTGCGCGGCCAGAAAGACCAATCAGTATCATAGTAGAAGGTGATTCGAGAACAGGGAAGACAATGTGGGCTCGTTCATTAGGCCCACATAACTACTTAAGTGGACATCTGGATTTCAATGCTCGAATTTACTCAAACGAAGTGGAGTTTAACGTCATCGATGACGTCAGTCCGCAATATCTAAAGTTAAAGCATTGGAAGGAACTGATTGGGGCCCAGAAAGACTGGCAGTCAAATTGTAAATACGGCAAGCCAGTTCAAATTAAAGGAGGGATGGATCCCAGCAATCGTGCTCTGCAATCCTGGTCAGGGATTAGCTATAAAGATTTCCTCGACAAAGAGGAAAATACATCCCTCAGGAACTGGACTATTAAGAATGCCGTCTTTATCACACTCGACTCCCCCCTGTATCAAGAAAGCACACAGGCAGGCCAAGAAGAGGGCCATCAGGAGACGGCGAATTGATCTCGAGTGTGGCTGCTCGATCTACTTACATATCAACTGCGCGGAATATGGATACACGCACAGGGGAACTCATCACTGTGCCTCAAGCGGAGAATGGCGTTTATATCTGGGAAATAACAAATCCCCTGTATTTCAAGACGTACAGGGTAGAGGATCTACCATTCACAACAACAAGGGTCTACCATGTACAAGTACGGTTCAACCACAACTTGAGGAGAGTATTGCATCTCCACACAGCATACCTGAATTTCCAAATCTGGACGACATCCCTGACAGCTTCTGGGCAGACTTATTTAGTTAGGTTTAGACATTTAGTCAATATGTACTTAGACAGATTAGGCGTAATTTCCATTAACAATGTAATTAGAGCTGTTCGTTTCGCAACAAACAGATCGTATGTAAATTATGTGCTGGAAAATCATTCAATAAAATTTAAACTTTACTAATTTAACACCGAATCATAAAAATAGATCCGGATTTTGAGGGTTGCATACACAGGGTTAGATGCATGAGTACATGCCATATACAATAACAGGGCGTTCTCAGTGTGATTCTCATATCTTGCAGCTTCCTGATTGTTATAGGTCACATGGTTATTGACCTTCCAAAATCGCCTAACCAACGCCTGCTCGTTGCTCGCATACTGTCCACCTGTAACCTTGGCATTAAACCTGTGCAAGACCTGAAAACGATCGCGAAGATCGTTCTTCACGGTGGCAGTACTGGGCTCATTATCATACATATTAAAAAGATGACCGAAATCCATAGCATTGCCATTCGGTCTCCTATCCCTAACTAACCAAAACATAACACTGTTAGTGTGGTTCTTCAACTTGATGTTATCGTCCATCCATACCTTACCTATAATATAGACAGACTTAACACAGAAACGTTTCCCAACTCTCTGGGCAATACCGTTACCACGGGACACATCAGATATACACATCACCTTTCCAGTATGTGCAATATCATGGCGTTGATCGTACGACTGTATCTTACAAGGCCCTTCACAGCCTCTTGGAACGTCCGGCGTCCGTAACGTTCGGTATATTCTGGGCTTCCTATACATGGGCCTGTTAACCCATTCTGCGGCCTTGTTGAATTTTAAACCATAGCCTCCACGAGGAGAATAATTCGCATTGCGGCTCACCTTCGAAGTTCCCGCCATCGACCGCCATGGGGCATCCCGCTTGGGCATTTTGAGTTAAAGGATGAGGCCCAATTCCAATTTCATTTATAACCGACAGTCAACAACTTGCCATCGAAGTTTCACAGATATCTAGAGGCTAAAGCGCCTCAATTATTGGGCCGGATAAAATAAAACACTTTAACTCAAACACACGGGCCAGATCACGCCACGTAGAGAGGACACCAAAAATTGCGCGGCCATCCAGT